AATTTTTGAAAGTGCTGCAGTAACAGCAACAGTAGAAACAATAGATATTCCTTGTGCTTTGGTTAATTCTGTTTCATCAGTTTGATTTCCTGTTTTCAAGAATCCTTTTGCTCTTTCTAATATTTTTCCTTGAACATCAGTATAACCTTTACCCAATTCATCCATGGATATCTTACCAGCAGCAACCTTTCCTAAAACGTTAAGGTTATCATTATTATAACTCACACCATGGTTATTGGTTAAATTTGATGGAATTGGCAATGTGATACTGATAATAGAACTTTCCTTTTCGACTGTTTCTTTACTCGGTCGTCTACGGTCCATTACGTGAAACGTCATATAATGTTCATCATCTAAATCCAAAGGAAATTGTAATGGTGAATTATATTTGCCACCATTTGATTGATATAAAGCACCAAGTGGTCCTGATGACCTCCATCTCCTTTGTCTTTTGTCAATTAATTGTCTGAAGTTGCCAGAATAAGAAAACCCATCTTTACCATACCCAATATTTCCTGGAATGTTATCATTAACCTTTCCGAGAATACCCCCTTTTAATTGATTTATTGCCTGCGATTTTAAACTTTTAAGATTGAATCCCATTAGAATTGACCTAAATAGATAATTATACAATATATTTATAACAGCAAGTGGATGAAATTTTATCAAGGTAAGTTTAAACCCAAATTCCCAAAGAAATATAAAGGTGACCCAACGGGTATAATCTACAGAAGTTCTTGGGAGTTAAGTTGTATGTCATACTTTGATAAGAACCCAGATATCATCTGGTGGGCAAGTGAGGAGATGATTATACCTTATGTGTCACCGATAGATGGCAAGAAGCACAGATACTTTCCAGACTTTATTATCAAGACTGCTAAAGGTAAAACGATAATGATTGAAGTCAAACCTGCTGCTCAATCGAAACCACCAGAAAAGAAAAAAAGAATTACTAAGAGGTATTTAAACGAAGTTAAGACATGGGGTGTCAATCAAGCAAAATGGAAGTCAGCAATTAAACACTGTAATAAGAAAGGATGGGAGTTCCAGATAATAACAGAGAAAGAATTGTTTGGTAAACGTTATAAATAGTATATGGCAACTATATTCGACGATCTATTATTAAAAGGAATTAGGCAAGGACATGCTCCTGCCAAAACTGATGCAGCAAGAGCATGGTTCAGAGAGAAGTCCTCAAAGATCGGCAGAACTAGATTAAAACCTGAAGAGTTACTTAAAGAAGCAAGAAAAAAGAAAGACACAGTTGAGGTTGGACATATGTATCATTTTATATATGACCCAAAAGGTAAAAAGACATTACCTTATTATGATACGTTTCCTTTAATCTTTATGGTCGGTGAGGCAGAAGGTGGGTTCTACGGAATTAACCTTCACTATTTGCCACCGAAGTTAAGAGCAAAATTAATGGATGCATTATATAATTTATCAACCAGTAAACAGTATGATGACAAAACCAAATTAAAATTGTCATATAGTATTTTGAGCGGAGCAAGTAGGTTTAAGTGGTTCAAACCAACCTTTAAACATTACTTAGTTAATCATGTTAGATCTAGATTTATGGAAATAGAAGCACCTGAGTGGGACATAGCACTTATGTTACCTACAAGTAGATTTAAATATGCTACAACTCAGAAAGTTTACGCAGATAGTAGGAAAGCAATCTAATGATACACGAGAATATTAAAAGTTTTTTTAAAAAAGAAGAAAAACCGAAAGAATCCAATCAGGGGTTTAACGTACAAAACATAGTATCATCTATTAATAAATCTGGAGTTGCTTCTTCAAGTCATTTCGAAGTACATTTGCCTGATTGGATTAATAGCAATTCTAGGGAATTGTTATATCGTGCTGATAGTGCAAATCTCCCAGGAAGAACAGTAATGACAACGGAACATAAGTTTACGAACTATGGTCCGATTAATAAAGTTCCTTATGGGCAAATATATGGTGATGTTACTATAACATTTTTATTGAGTGAAGACTTGAGAGAAAAGGATTATTTTGAGACTTGGCAAAGCAAAATGATTGATACTGGTTCAAACAATTGGAGAACTTTCGGCAGAAGTAAATTTAATGTTGAATATTTTGATAACTATTCTGGAAGTGTTGATATCAGACAATATGGTTCTAATGGTGGGTTGAGGACTATTCATACCTTAAGAGAAGCATATCCAATTATGATTGGTGATATTGCAATGGCATGGGGAACTGATGAACCTGCTAAACTATCAGTAACATTTGCATATAGAAATTATAAGTTTGTACAAGTTGATAACAGCAATCAGCCTGGTGTTGGAATTAGTGGTTCAATTAATTGGAGTAAAGGTAAATTATCAGGAGCATTGAATATCCCTGGATTTGGTCATATCTTTGGTGATAATAATTTGGGTGTTGCAGCACATGCTGCGCCAGGTTTATTTTCATTAGATAATATAGGGAACCTTTTAGGTGGTGCTGGAGATCTTATTAGTGATGGTTGGGATGCTGTAACTGGTGGTGGTGATAAGAGAAAACTTAAAATTGCTCAAGTAAGAGGTGATGGTGGTGAAGGGAAAAGAATAGCACCTAGTGGTGATGCTGGTGGGATTGACTATAAGAAAAATGCTTATAAGAAAAACTTTATGAAAGCATTACCTAGTTGGAAGAAACGAAACCTTGATAGAGTAACAGATAGTAATAGAGATTTCTTCCAACCAAATGCTCTTGAAGACAACTTAGCAGTTTGGGATGATGGCCAGTTACCTGCATCTGGTAATGCGACTGAGTATAAGAAATCAAATTATAGTAAGAACTTTATGAAAGCAATGCCATCCTGGAAGGAACGAAACCTTGATAGTATTACAGAAACAAACAGAGATATTTACCCACCAAACACATTAAGAGATAATATGGCTGTGTGGGGTGAAGATGGTCAGTTGCCAGCATCTGGTGATGCTACTGAATATACTAAAGGCATTACAACTAAAATGATGAATCAAACTTTAGAAACTACTGTTCCTATAAGTACCCGAGTACAAACTGAAGGAGACATGACTAAAAAGAATGGTCAGTTACCTGCATCTGGTGATGCTATTAAAGGTTATTCAAATAGGGGTCAAAATGTTCCTTGGAATATGGAGAAGTTGAAAAATGAAAGTCAGTGGAAGCAAAGAAAGGAACAACTGAATGAAAATTGGATGTATGGAAAAGAGCAATGGAAACAAAAAACAAATGACGATTACCAAAAATGGAAAGATGGTAAAAATCCTTCATCTGGTAATGCTACCGAATATTCAAATTCAAATGTTATTGGTAGTTTAACGGCAAAAGACCTTTCAAATTGGTTTGCTGAAAATGGAAGACTACCAGCATCTGGTGATGCTAAAGATTATACTGGAACTGTAATGGCAATAAGAACTAGGGGTACAACGTTCGACCCATTTGGTATTGGAAATATGATGGGTGGTGGTGGTGGAAGCACTAGCGCTTGGGGTGGTGCTATGGGATATAGGAGTGCACCTCAGGGCACTCTATCAAATTTTAGGAATGTTGAAGGATTCAACAAAGGTGCTGTTCCTAAGAGTAGTAATACTTGGGCGAGAAATAGACCTGAGCAAGAAGGTGCGATGAGTCTTGCTCAGAAAGCAGCAGGCAAGTATAAATCTTCAAAACAAATTTCAAAAGATTCACTGAAGATTTACCCAAAACAAGCATTTATTAAAAAGACACAAGAAAAAATATATAATATTGAGTCTGGAAGATTTAAAAGTCCTAATGATAAATGGGGTAATGGTCAAAGACCTGCATCTGGTAATGCATTTAAACAATCCAGCAGACCAACAAATAGATTCTTTAGTGGCAAAAAAGATTAATAGAAAAACTATAAATAATAATAACAAATTTAATAATGATAGGAGTATATAATGAACTTACCAAGTTTAGTAACACCACACTTTAACGCAACAATACCATCAACTGGGCAAGAGATAGAATACCGTCCATTTTTAGTAAAAGAAGAAAAGATTCTTCTTATGGCACTTGAGGGTGGTGATAAAAAGGAAATTACAAAGGCAACAAAGAATATTATCAAGTCTTGTGTTATAGATAAAATAAATATTAATCATTTAGCAACTTTTGATATTGAATATTTATTTTTAAAACTTCGAGGAAAATCGGTTGGTGAGGTAATTAAGGTTAAGGTTGGGCATTCAGATGAAGATAATGAATGCAAGCATAGGACTGAAGTGTCTATCAACCTTGACGATATTAAAGTTACTGCTGACGGTGTTGAAGCAGAAGAAGCTAGTATTGATAATAGGATTATGATTACAGATGATATCGGCGTAGTATTAAGATATCCTGGTATTGATGATATTGATAAGATTGATGAGAGTGCACCTGAGTCAATGTTTGACGTGATTAATAATTGTGTTGAGTATGTGTTTGATAAAGATAACGTATATAATGATTTTACAAAGAAAGAAATTAAAGACTGGGTCGATAGTCTTAGTCAAAAACAGTTTATGAAAATGTCAGAATTTTTTAACACCATTCCAAAACTTACTCATAATGTTGAGTGGACTTGTTCGGAGTGTGGTAAAAAGGATTCTATAATACTTGAGGGATTACAAAGTTTTTTTATGTAGCATTAATGCATGATTCGTTAGCGAACATGTATCAGTTAAACTTTGCGTTAATGCATCACCATAATTATTCTTTGTCAGAACTTGAAAATATGATTCCATTTGAAAGGGACATATATGTTACGTTTTTAAAGAGTCATTTAGAAGAACAAGAAGAGAGACAAAAGAATGCCAAAGGATAGTACAAACCACCTACCAGTTGTAGAAGCAGTTGCTGAGTTACAAGAATCTAATAAAGATGGAAGAGAACGTCTACAAAAAAGTTTACGAGCAGGATTACTTAATGTTAAGAAATCTATAGATTCACTTTCTGGTTCATTTGAAAGAAGTCTTGTTATTCAGGGTGAGGCTCAACAACAACTATTTGAATCAAATCTAGAATTCCAAGAAAGGTCTTTAGAGCAAGGTAAACATGCTGGTCACTTGATGATGTCAAAATTGACAGCAATTGGTGCATTCTTTGTTGCTTTCTTCGAGAACGAACTTCTTGTTGAGTTGAGAGGTATTAAAGACGAACTCGGTGCAGGTGTTAAAGAAGATAGTAAAGGACATAGAACTTCACTAGGACAGTTGTCTTCAATCAGAAAAATCCTTGAAGCAGGTGACTTAAAGAAACTTGAAGGTGTCGCCACAGAGTCTGAAATTTTAAAAGAAATTGGTCAAACCCTTTTCGAAATTAAACATGACATCAGATCCTTTCCTCAATTTCCGGTGCAAGAAATCATTGAAGAAGTTAAAGGTGTAATCGAAGAGCAGGTTGAGATGTTCGAAGATTTACCTGAAACCATGGCAAAAGCAATCCAACCATCTCCAGAATCGGTATTAGAATCTAAGAGAGAAGACGAGATAGATGGAGGTAAAATTGGTGGCACCGATGTGAAACCAGATAAAGAAGGAATGTCGTTCGTAGCAAAAATTGCAATGTTCTTACTTGGTGGAACACTTTTAATGAACTTAGATAAAGTGTATGATGGATTGAAACTGTTTGCAAAACACTTTGGATTCATTGCTGATTTCTTTGTCTGGGCTGGTTCAATAATTCTTCCGTTCATTGGAAAACAACTTGATTGGATAGCATATGGTTTGGCAGCATTTTTTGGTGGGAAATTTATTATAGCACTAGGTGCAGCATTAATAGGGTTTACTCAATCAGTAATAGCAATGACAATTATGACAATTGCAACAGCACGTACATTTTTTGCAATGGCAGGAGTAAAGTTGCTCGCAGCAGCAAGATGGTTGGCACTTGGCGTTTATGCATTAATGGCAATGTTTGCTGGTTCTCTAGCAGCACTAACACCTGTACTTGCGGCAGCAGCACCATTTGTTGCTGCCATTGTAGCAATTGGTGCTGCTTTGTATATTCTTTATCAATCGTTTAAAGATGCCAAGGCAGAATTTGATAAAACTGGTTCAATTTGGGAAGCACTTAAAGCAGGATGGATAGGAATTCCTAAAGCTGTCATAAGAACGATAAAAGATATGGTATCATGGATAGCAGAATTCATAGGATTTGATAAAATTTCTGAGAGGTTAGATGCAATTGATACTGATAAAATATTTGATAATATTGTAAAATCAATAACAGACGTATTCAATAAAATAGGTGACTGGTTTGTTAAAAAGTGGGATAGTTTGACCAGTTTCTTCACTGACGAGGAAGACCCTGTTATTATGAATCATTTCGAAAACTTGCGTAATCGTAGAATGCAAATAATAGGTACTCACGATTTATCACAAGTCATTCGAAATTCGCAAGGGAATTCTCAGTCTGGTGGTGTTAATGGTGCAGTTATTGATGATATTTCTGCATTACAAAAATTGGTTTCTCAACCACCTATTATTATTGATAATTCATCAGCACCTACGGCAGTTGATGCTTCATCAACTACTAGCATCAGTAATACTCAGCACGTAGAAGGTCAAGCAGGCAGACGTAAACGTGCTCAAGAAAACCGTGAAAGGAGATTTAACCAATAACTGCAATGATGTTTGTCTCATGCATAACCATATAGTCAGACTCCATATTAGTTGCTTGTGCTAATTCAAACATAACAAAATCCCCTTCCTTAACTGTAAGTGGTACAAGTTCTCCATTATCTCTAATTCCAGGTCCAGTAGCAACTACCATACCTCTATTAGATTTCTCTTGTGATGTTTGAGTTAAGATTAATCCTGACTCAGTTGTTTTTTCAGTTTCTTCTACCTTTACGATAACTCTATCGTGTAATGGTTTTAAATCCATTGTATTCTCCTTATAAAAAAGGACTCCGAAGAGTCCTAATCAAATTAAACTATTTTAGTTTAGTCCTCTTTTGCTAGTGCTTCAAAGAAAGACAATGACTCATCGTCATCATCAAATCCACCAGCAGTCGCCAAAGCAGGTTCTTTCTTAACTACAGCAACTGGGGCAGCAACTGTTTCTTCTGCTCTATCAAAGTCTTCAGCAGTAGTCTTAGGTGCTAAACCATTAAGACCAAGTACACGATTTAACTTTGTTTCTAACTCAGTATATGATTTAAACTTCTTAGGATCTAAGAACTCTTTAAGTGAGTACAAAGAATCATATACTTTCTCAAGTGCTTCATCATCTTCAAGCAACTTACTAGGTGCATCAAAGTCAGATTTATCATAGTTACGATATCCTTCAACCTTACGAATCTTCAGTTTAAAGTCAGCACCTTCCCAGAAGTCAAATGGATTAACTGCACTTTCATCCTCAAACTCTGGATTCATTGCTTCATTAATCTTATCCCAAATTTTCTTACCGAATTGGTATAAGAATACTTTACCTTCATTAGCAGGATTACCTGGATCTTTAACCACATAGATGTTAGCAAAGTATTTTAATCTACGTTTTTGTTTTCTTGCTTGCTCTTTACCAGCATCAGTTCCATTGTTCCAAAGGGTTGAGTTGTACTCACCTAGTGGATCTTTTTCACCGATAGACGTTAAAGAGTTTTCAATGTACCAACCACCTGGACCTTGGAAACCATGGTCAAAGATTCGAACCCAAGGAAGATCTTCACCCTGTGGTTCTGGTAAGAAACGAATAACAGCATAACCGTTACCTGATTTATCTACTTCAGGTTTCCACAGACGTTCATCTGCTCCACCCCAACCACCTTTGGTTTGTAGTTTTTCAGTTTGTTGAATTAGTTTTGAAAGAGAGGAACCTCTCGTTTTTTTTAGTGATGCGAAATCGCCCATATTTTTACTCCGTATTTTATTGTATTATTTGTATTTTTCTTATTCACATTCAGATAGAACAATCTATCCTTTCATTATGTACACTTACTATTATACTCTCAAACTACTCATAAGTAAAGTTTTCGAGCACAATTCTTTTATATTTTTTCTTATCCACTTGTAGTCTATTATGAAGGAAAGGTTTGTATTTCCTCATCATATCTACAAATTCATTAAGCAGTATATCCTTATATTTATACCAATTCTCAGAGTAGTTTACCAGATCGTCTAGTATGACCATTGTTTCTAAACTGATTTTACCTCTTAGATGTAATCTGAATAACACAGGGTGTTGTCCATCTTTCATTTTGAATACATCATTGAAGTTTTCTTCATACTCATTAATCACACCAACATCTTCTTTAAACGTATAAGTCATTGACTCAGTTACTTTCTGCCACTTCTTATAATTGGTAGAACTCTTTTCATCCATCATATTGCCGATCCAAGTATCACTATTACGAGTGATGTTTGCTACGACGTAGTCAATAAATTCCTCATGCTTAAACTTCTTACTTGCTTTCTCAAAGAAGTATTTGTCTTTACGAACTTCATATGACGTAGCACTTGCTCTTACTTTACCATTATATTTAAAGAAGTCATAACTTTTACTTCTGAAGTGTTGCTTCAGTGCTAGGTATGTTTTGTATGTATCAAACCCATTCATCGTAAGAATCAAATCGGCAACCTTGCAGTCTTTTCAAGGTAGTTTAAATCTTGTGCTTCAACCTTAATCTTTTCTTTTATCAAAGGACATAGTAATTTTGATGTATCCTCAATCTCGAATTCATTTTCTTCACACCACCACACGATAGCATCTATATAAGGTATGCGTTTAGATATTACTAATCGTTCAATCATTTGTGAGAACTTTTCTTTGTTTAAAACATCAATCATTTACCTCTCCTTTTTAGTTATAATTTATTACACAAACAATTCTATGTGTGTTAATTTTACAAGGTCTTACCCCATGATAAGTCAACCCATCAAAAGAAACAACTTTCCCAAGTTCTGGTTCTATTTCCATTTTTATTTTTAAATTCTCATCACCTTTTATAGTATAAGATTCTGGGTAATACTCATTATCAAATAAGACGGTATTCCCAGACGAGACGTTTAAATACATCAGCATTAGGTTGTGTTGGAAGTTGTGGTCTACGTGAGCCTGACCATAAAATTCTGAGTCATAATGTGTTGTGAGGTTTAAATTCATTCTCAAAATTCTTTTATATTTTATATTATTTTGTTTACAAAACCTCTCAAATATATTATTATAAAATTCATAATGATCGCTGTTTATTTTTAACAATTCTGTCTTAGGATATCTTGCGATTATTGTGTGGGAAAAGTAAGGTCGGTCTTGTCCTTGGTAATCTATGGAATTATGATATTCCGGACCAGATGATGCTAAAAACCAAGGAAAATCCCCATTTTTCAAACCATTCAGTTTTTCAAGTTCTTCTTGAGTTAAGAAGTTTTTATTTTCAATTAAATCCATTATTATATTATACTATAAAAGGTGATGAAAGTCAAGTATTATAAATCTTTCCTTGTAGACTGATTGATATCGCATTGTACCATACGATACATCTTTTCGTCTATTTCTTGGGGACTGAGTGTATCTAGGCATGAGCATCCGAACTCAACCAAAGTGTCCATCCAATAAGCATATTCTAATTGCTCTTCAATCGTGAGCATTTCCTTAAAATACACCTCATTCCATTTGTCGTCTTCATCCATTAGAGTTTCGATTGATTAAATTCGTATTGAAACTTCATTCGTTGGAAGTCTTCCATTAGTTGTTCTAACTTAGCAGTTCGTCTGTCTATTACTTTTTCTAGCATATCCAAACGCATGTTTTGCTCTGCATCATCAGGTAATGCACCTAGTTCGCCACGAGGCCATTTAACCCTGAACTCTGAGTTCATGTCGACATTTACTTGTGCTAATGTAAGGTTATGTTCTAAGAAGTTAAGTCGTTCGGTTAGTCCGAAGTATCCCCAAACAGCAATACCTACCACAACCATAATTTGTACAAACCATTTAAGATTTATATCAACTGCAGTTTTATCACCTACACCATTTTCACTCATACTACTCTCCTATACTGTAAAAGATTCCCCGCACCCGCATGTTGCTTTTGTTAATGGGTTATTAAATTCAAATCCTTCATTAAGACCATTTATAACATAGTCTATTTCTGTGCCGTCAATAAATGTTAATGACTTTTCATCAACTACTATCTTAACACCGTTGGAATAAAATTCTTTATCGTCAATATTTATTGTATCAGCGAACTCTAATTGGTATGCATACCCCGAACAACCAGTTGTTGTAATCAATACTCTTAATCCGAATCCAGACCCTCTCTTTTCTAGGAACCCCTTTACTCGTTCAGCACCTGAATCTGATATAGTAATCATACTGAGAAACTGCTACCACAACCGCATGTTGTTTTAGCATTTGGATTACTGATAATGAATCTGGAACCTTG